ATGACGGCACGGTCAGACACGGCCTAGAACGGAATATCGTCGTCAAACCGAGCGCCGCGCTGTGGCGGCACCTCTCGCGCCGGGCCAGCGTCACGCTGCGTCGGAAACTTGACCGATCCTGCCAGCATCGTCCCGTTGTCGCCTTTGGCCCAGAACGCCACTTCCAGCTTGTCGCCCGGCTTTGCGCCTTCGGGGACGATCAGATTACCGCGCCAATCCGGCGCACGGTCGTTGCGCTTTTCCTTCTCCTTGAAAACGGCAATGTCGCCCGGTTTTTGCTCATACGCCATTACATCGCTCCCAGTTCACGTCCGCGCCGGTCGAATGCCTCGCGGACTTCAATGCGCCAGCCCTTCGGCATGGTGCGGATAGTGTCGCCGTTCTGGTCTGCCCAACCTCTCAGCGCGGCAAGGGTCGGGATCGTCTCAAGGTCGCCAAGCCACTGGTTGACCTTCTCGCCCAGCCCTTCGGCTTTGGCCTTGGCTGCGCTCATTCCAGCTCCTTCGGTTTTATACCAGTCGGGGCCTTCAGGGTGAACGCTTACGTTCGGGTTTTTAGGCTCGCCGGGTTTAGTGCTACGGGGCATAGACGCTTCCCCGTCATCATCCACGGCAGGCATATTGAGCATGGCCATGAGCGAGTATCGACGGGCGTAGGTGATTGCCGAGCCTGCCGCTTGCGGGTCCATCTTGCCAGCGGGCAGGGAAAAGTCAGTCTCAATCCACTCGCCGCTTTCGTGAACAAGGCGCGTCGTGAGGGTAATGCAGTTGCCATCCATCGGACCTGGTCCCTGCATAACCGCCAGCCCGTTAGCCTCTAGCGCACCGTGCGCGGCCTCGATGACGCTTTCGAGGTTGGCATACTTGGATTTGAAGAACGGGTTATCCGCGCCCTTCTTCACGCCCTCGATTGCATTGATAGCCCTCACTAGCGCGGGGCTGATTTTGGTTAGTGTGTCGCTGCTTCGCATTTGGCTTCCTCCATTGCCTGTTCATATTGTGTCAGGGCCTTACGACAATCGCGGACGTAACGCGTCGCGTTATGGTCGGTTCGGGCCTGAAACATTCGCGCCGTCATCCTAACGGCAAACCCTGACGCTGGCCGGTAGATGCCGCCGTCGTCCAGCCACAAGCGGCCATCCTCAAACTTGGCAAGCGGGCGGTCAGTCATCGGACTTCACCGCTACGGCATTGCCCAGACGGGCCGTGGCTTTCCATAGCCGCTCAAGCTGGTCAGGTTGCAGATCGGTCAGACGCTCCACGTTGCCGATTGCCACGGTAAGGCTCGACATTGTGGCTTCAAACGTAATCGTCTGATTGCGAAGGCCGCGCATGGTTTCGATAATATCGGTCATTGCATCGCCTCCAGAATGTGCGACCTGCCGTCGTCCTCAAAAAGCTGGACCGCGCAATCTTCGCACATGACTTCGCCGTAAACCTCAAACGCCTCAACAGACGGGGACACTTCCGGCTCGCCGCATTCAGGGCAGAAACTGGCGTCGGTGTCATGGTCGCGCGGAAAGCGCAGGGAATGTTCCTCGCTCATTTTGCGGCTCCCGTAATGTCAGCGGCAATGGCGAGCCAGCCGGTCGGGGCCGACACCTTGGCTTCCTCAGCCAGTTCAGCAAGGCGGTAGTCAGTGGCCACCGCGATCAAATAGCGGGCCGATTCCGGGAACGCCTCGCGTTGTTCCTCAAGCCAATCCTCGCGGTCTTCCTCGCTAATGGCGAGAGCAACAGCCCGCTCTGCCATCGCAAAGCCTTCGTCTTGATACTCGTATGCGCCGGACCAGTCGCGGCAATAAAAGCCGTCGCCGTTCTCGCTGGCGTATTCGGTCAGTGCGTTGTCGAGTTGCGTTTGAATGGTCATCACATTGCCCTCATGCGACGCGCCATTTCGGCGGTCATTGGCATAATAAAGCGCAGATATTTTTGCGCCGTGTCGATGTCGTTAGCGGCGCGAGCCACCCACGCCTTAGCCATCAGTTCGCTGTGCGCGGTGGCCAGGTCGGTGTTGGTCATTTCTTCAATCGGCATAACGTCTCTCCCTTGTTGCCACCATAAAACACGGCACCCGGCAGACCGTCAAGCAATCTTTTTACTCGACAGCACGATTTTGTTCGCTTAACGTTGCGACACTATCAGGAGGACACATGACGAAAGAACAGGTCATTAAGGCCATCAAGCGGCTTGTCGGAGACGGTAAGCGCAAGGAGTGGTGCCAGGCACATGGCGTCAATCAGACCGTCCTTAGCGACGTTCTGCGAGGCCACCGCGCACCGACAGAACAGCTTTGCAACATGGTTGGCGTCGAGCGCGTCACCGTCATTCACTATCGGAGCAAGTAAAATGTTAAACGCCATCAAACGCATCCTCGCCCGCCTCGATTTCAAATACCAGCGCCAGCAAAAGGAATGGCACGACTATCTGGACCGGCGAGACGCCAACTTGGCTGAGTGGCTACAGGATCAAACCGCCACGTCAAAAGCCCGCCAGCTTGCCGCCATTGCGCGGGAACGGAATGCACTGAAGGACGAACTGGCGAAAGTCATTAAAGCCAAGAAAGCCCGCGCACCGATTTACGCAGCCCTCCGCGCTTTGTCGATTGAGGAACTTAAGGTCGAGGGACGGCGGTGAAGGCTCTAAAATACCGCAACGTCAAAACCGTCGTTGACGGCATTACGTTTGACAGCATCAAGGAAAGCCGCCGCTATAGCGAATTGAAGCTGCTGGAACGGTCTGGGCGCATCACTGGGCTTGAGGTCCAGCCATCGTTTCGCATTGTCGTGAACAACTGCCTGATTTGCACCTATAAAGCCGACTTTCGTTACACGACGGACACGCCACACGTTCGCGGGCTGGTCGTCATTGAGGACGTTAAAGGCATGAAGACGCCGGTTTATCGTCTCAAGAAAAAGCTAATGCTGGCGGTTCACGGGATCAGCGTGGTGGAGATATGACCGAAAAACTTAAGGTTCTGGACCTGTTTTCAGGCATCGGCGGTTTTTCGCTTGGCCTTGAGCGCACAGGCGGCTTTGACACGGTTGCCTTTTGCGAGATTGACCCTTTTTGCCAGCGGGTGTTGGCGAAACATTGGCCGGAGGTGCCGATTTATGACGACATTCAAACCCTCGACGCAGATACCCTTGCTTCCGATGGGATCGACGTTGACATCATTTGCGGGGGCTTCCCATGCCAAGACGTTAGCACGGCAGGACGCAAAACCGGCATATCAGGAACCCGAAGCGGATTGTGGGACGATTACGCCCGCCTTATTGGCGAGTTACAGCCTAAGTTCTGCATCGTGGAAAATGTCACAGGGCTGCTTGATGCCGGAATGGGTGTCGTCCTCGGAGACCTGGCCGCGCTGGGGTATGACGCGGATTGGGGATGCCTACCGGCTTCCGCCGTTGGCCTTCCACACTCCCGCGAGCGAGTTTGGATTGTTGCCTACCCCGCAGGCCTCGGACAATCGAAACCGGGGCACCTATGGCAAAACGCCTGCCGTAACCCGCCGCAAGCAAGCTGGGAAGCAACTGATGCTGTCAATGCTCTTCGAAGGGGCACCGTGCCCGCACTGTGTAGAGAACATGATGGGCGTTCCAAACGATTGGACAAATCCCGATTGACCGCTCTTGGAAACGCTGTCGTGCCGCAAATCCCGGAATTGATTGGCCGGGCGATCCTCGCTGACTACGCGGCGCAACAATGACCGCCGCCCCACCTCGCCCGTCGATGTCCAAGGCTCGCCGATTGCGACTGTTCGCCCGTGACAACGGCGTCTGCGACATCTGCAAGCAAAAGGTTCACGCCAATGAGGCGTATGAGTTAGACCATATCATCCCGTGGGCTTTAGGGTTTGACGACAGCGACGAAAACTTAAGGCTGGTTCACAAGACGTGCCACCGGACAGACAAAACCGGCGGGGACGTGACTAGGATTGCCAAGGCCAAGCGCCAAGGCCGGGAGACAGGCCAACAGGCCAGGCGGCAAGTCAAAGGCGGCTCGATACCATCCCGACCGTTTCCAAAGACCAAAACCACATGGCCCAAGCGGCCTTTCAAAAGGGGAGACACATGAGAACCACCGTTGCCGATGTGATCCGCGAGACGGCTGCAAAGCACCGTATCAGCGTGGCAGACCTGATCGGCCAAAGCCGGGAGCGCAAATACGTCCGTCCGCGTCAGGAGGCCATGTATCGCGTGTTCACAGAATGCCCGCACATCTCTTATCCTGACGCTGGACGCCGAATGGGGGGCCGTGACCACACCACCGTTTTGCATGGCGTGAAGACCCACGCAAAGCGCCTTGGCATTGACTACGCCGACGCCATGCAAATCCGCAAAGGCGGGATTAACAAGCCTGTGTTTGCCATCATGGCCAGCGCATACGCCAAAGCCTTGGAGGCACACCGTGTCCAGTAGCGGCCATTATTTCCGCCCCTATGCCAAGGCCATGATGGAGCGGTCTAATCCCGATATGTCCAAGGATCGGGAGATAGAGGCAAAGCAGCGAGACGCAGACAGACGCTTCGTTATTGCGCTTGCAGAGGCTTTCCAGCGTGGGGATCATCTGCCAGCGGCCAAACCTGAGCCAAGACGCACCAGGCCCGTCCCTACTCCCACCACTCGCCCTTCACTCTTTGCCGTATGGGAGGATGACAATGCGTAAGCCGCCGGGGCATTGGACACCAGATGAGGACCGTATGGTCAAATCAGGCTCGCTTGCCAAGCGTCCTGTTGCAGACGTGGCAAAGACGCTCAACCGGCTGGAAAAGAGCGTTATCATTCGGGCTATTGTTATCGGCTTTCCGTTCTCAACATCATGACAAACACACAAGGGGAAAAAGTGACTAACTATGAGGCATTCCTAGCGGCCAAGGCCGTTACGGACCCGTTCACGGGTATATCAGAATTTCCACCGCTGCCTGACTGCTTGTTCCCGCATCAGCGAGACATTGTGTCATGGGCGCTCCGTCGTGGCCGGTCTGCACTGTTTGCAGGGACCGGGCTGGGCAAGTCGCTCATGGAACTGGCATGGGGTCAGGTGGTGGCTGAAACGACGGGCAAGCCGGTGTTGCATCTTGCTCCGCTCGCCGTGTCGTCGCAGCTTGTCCGAGAGGCTGACAAGTTCGTCATACCGGCCAGGCTTGTGACGAAACAATCCGACTGCGAAGGCGGCGGCATCTGCGTGACCAACTATCAGAAGATTGAGCATTTCGACGTTGCGTCGTTTGGCGGTGTCATTCTGGATGAAAGCAGCATCCTCAAATCGACAGACGGCCATTATCGGAATAAGCTGATTGAGGATTGTCAGTTGGTGCCGTTCCGCCTCGCTGCGACCGCCACGCCAGCGCCTAACGACTTCATGGAACTGGGCAACCACGCCGAGTTTCTAGGCGTCATGTCCTATACAGATATGCTGGCGACGTTCTTCGTCCATGACGGTGGTTCAACGCAAAACTGGCGTCTGAAAGGCCACGCTGAAAACGAGTTCTGGAAGTGGATGGCGTCATGGGCCGTGATGCTCCGCAAGCCCTCCGACCTTGGCTATCCGAATGAGGGTTATGACCTTCCTCCGCTGCACTATCATCAACACACGGTCGGGGTCGAATATCGGCCCAGCATTGAGACGGGAATGCTCTTCCCAATCCAAGCCGCCACGCTTTCAGAGCGCATTTCGGCACGGCGCGACACGGTAGATGATCGGGTCAAGATGGCCGTTGACATCACCCCGACCGACCGCCCGTTCGTTTGGTGGTGCAATCTCAACAGCGAGAGCGAGGCTTTGGCCAAGGCCATACCTGGCGCGGTCGAGGTTCGCGGGTCCGACAGTGACGCGGCGAAAGAGCGTAAGCTTATCGACTTCACCGAAGGCCGCATCCGCGTTCTGGTCACTAAGCCGTCAATCTGCGGGTTCGGCATGAACTGGCAACATTGCGCGGATACGGGCTTTGTTGGCTTGTCGGATAGCTTCGAGCAGTTCTATCAGGCCATTCGCCGGTTCTGGCGCTTTGGCCAGACGCAACACGTCAACTGCCACATCATCGCCGCCGAAACCGAAGGCGCGACCGTGGCTAACATCAAGCGCAAAGAGAGCGACGCCGAACGCATGGCCGCAAGTATGGTCCTGCACATGGCTGACCTTTCCAGCCTTGCCGTTCGCGGTTCCGTCCGCGACCGTGCCGACTATAACCCGCAACAGACTATCATTCTGCCGGATTTCATAAGGGGAAACCAATGACCTACAAGTGCATCGATCAAGTCATCACTGACGACTACGCCGTCTATCTGGGCGATAGCTGCGAGGTTATCCGCGAGATACCGTCCGACAGCATCCATTTTGGCATCCATTCGCCGCCGTTCGAGGGGCTTTACAAGTTCTCCAACAGCGACCGCGACATCTCCAACAATGACGGCCCGGCGTTCTGGGAGCATTACGCTTTCCTTATTCAGGAACTGCACCGCGTGACCATGCCAGGGCGCCTGCATAGCGTTCACGTCATGCAACTGCCAACCAGCAAGATTCGGCATGGGCACATCGGGATGCGGGACTTCCGAGGCGAGGTTATCCGCGCCTATGAGGATGCGGGCTGGATTTTCCATAGTGAGGTTTGCATCTGGAAAGACCCGGTAGTCGCGCAACAGCGGACGAAAAGCATCCGGCTCCTGCATAAGCAAATCGTCAAAGACAGCACGATTAGCGGGCAGGGCCTGGCGGATTACATCGTGACGTTCCGCAAGCGTGGGGAAAATCCCGAGCCGGTTAGCGGATGCTTTGACGCCTATTATGGCGACAGCGACGGCCCCGACTTCACGAAATACACCACGAACGCAGACGGGCGTAACTGGTATTCCATCGAGGTCTGGCAACGCTACGCCTCGCCGGTATGGCTGGACATCAACCAGACGCGGACGCTGCAATATCGTGGCGGGCGCGACCAGAAAGACGAACAGCACATCTCGCCGCTCCAGCTTGACGTGATCGAACGGTGTATCGACCTTTGGAGCAATGAAGGCGATACGGTTCTGACCCCGTTCCTTGGCATCGGGAGCGAGGTCTATTGCGCCGCTCGTATGGGGCGCAAAGGCATCGGGATTGAACTGAAACCGTCCTATTTCGCGCAAGCCGTCAAAAACCTGGCTGAGATCGAGAAAATCGGTCGGGGCCTGTTTAAGGCTTAAGACAAAAGGCCCGGCGCGGATTGTTAACGCGCCGGGCCAGTCTAGCCGCCATGACAAGGGGAGGAGAGCATGGCGACGGGCTACCGTAGCGCCTTGCAATCGTCTCTGCAATGACTGATAAAGGGCGGGCGGGTGAGCCGGAAACTCAACCCGCCCTAATCACCGGCTGTTCAAGGAGCCAGACGTGACCATGCGGATATACCGCGACCAGTTTAATCGTGCAAGCCTTCGGGTGGTTCCGTGAGCATTTCGCTTATGACTACCGTTTGGCGGCTCGACCTCCCGTCTTCCGACAAAATGGTTCTGCTTGCCCTTGCCGACGCAGCAAATGACGACGGCGTAACATGGATGGCCTTGCAGTCAAAAGAGGGCGTGAAGCTAGACCTCTTGAAGAAAACCAGCCTTTCACGGCGGGCGGTTCAGGGTGCGTTAAAGCGTCTCTGCGATGCGGGGTATTTGTCTCGGATCGACCGGCCCGGCAAAGGTGTCATCTGGACTGTAAGGGGGTGCAGCACGTGCGCCCCTACCGACGAGAGGGGTGCAGCACGTGCGCCCGGGGGTGCAGCAGATGCACCCAAACCGTCTATTAACCGTCAATCTAAATCAATCTCTAGGGCGTTCCCGCTTTCATGGCAGCCGAATGAGGAAGATTTGTCTTACGCAGCCAGCAAGGGGCTAACCCCTCAGGAGACCGAACGTGCCAGAGAAGATTTCAGAGGCCATTTCATCGCTAATGGAAAAAAGACAAGCACCGATTGGAGCCTTAACTGGCAACGGTGGTGCCGCGTTGCAGCCGACGACAAACACCGCCGCAGTCCTAGCCAAACTGGAAAGCCAATCGCCAGAGGACACCGACCGCAACCTGCTTCAATGGTTGACATCATCCTTGGGAATCGTGCCGGAGCCGCAAATCAGCCTGACGTATCCGGTGACGGGTGGCTACCAACGGAGCGTGACGGGGTTTTCATTCGAGGGTCTGACCCAGACCAACCTTTCTAGGGCCTTGGAGGCCACCTACAGCGCCATGACGCCCGCAACGGTCCAGCGATGCGAAGAACACGTTTCGACGCTCCACGCGGTCACAGCGCACCGGAATGACAGCGAGAACAGTTTGCGGCTGATCCTGCGGCTTTATGCGGACTGTCTAGCCAGGTATCCGGCTGACGTTTCCAAGGCCGTTGTCCAGCGGTTTATCTATCGATCTGACAAGCCAAACTTCTTCCCGACGCTGTCAGAACTGAAGGACGCTTGCGACAAGGCAGCGGCACAACGCCAGCAGCTTATGGCGGCGATGGAAAATAAATCCGCTAGGGGGATTGACGCCTAGGGCGCGACAGTCCTATTGTCTGTGTGTCGAGGGCAATCACGCCCAGATGGAGAAGACAGATGAACAATGCTTACAAGCGGATTTTGACCGTAGCGTCGGAGCAATCGTCCGAGTTTTTGGCCCACGCTTTTGATCAGTTTCACGGTTCAATGGCGCGGCCCGGTCGCGGCGGCGCGGTTGGCGAATACGTTATCGAGGTTCCCGACAGCCCCTACTGGCGTCAGTTTGCTGACCGACTGGTTGAGCAATACGACACTCCCGCATGACACCTGACACCTACCGCGCCGCCATCGCCGCCCTCAATCTAAGCCAGAGGGCGGCGGCTAAGGTCATCGGCGTAAACGAGCGCACTAGCCGCACCTATGCCGCTCACGGCGTTCCTGAGAAGCATTCAGCATGGGTCCGCGACAAGCTGGCGAACTACCAAAACACAACATGGGCGAACCAGTTTGCCGAAATGGCAGCGGCTTCCGAACAAGGGGAGAAGACCAATGATTGACCGTTCCGACTACACAGACCATCGCCGCCATGCCGCTATGATGACGGACCAGGCTTCGCACCGTGGCTGGGACTTCCGTGCTGCTGACGAGCCGCCGATGTGGCTCCGAGCCATAGCCGAGGTGTTCCGCCCTCGCTCTATCATCCTGCTGGCCGTGGTGGCTGGTGTTCTCTCGCTCTTTTGGATTGCTTGATATGACCGACCTGATCCTTTCCGACCGCCTGACGCGCGTCACGACGCTCAAGAGCGGATCGCATGAACCGAACGATGACGCAGCGTTCTGCGTCATGGAGGCCGTGGCGTATGTCGCTGGCGAGCCGTGGTCCGATCATCCGGCTTGCACTTGCCCGGTTATCACGGCCTTCATGGTTGCGTGGAATGATGGGTTGCCGTCCGATGCTGACCGCGCCCGTCTGCTGTTGCCCCTGATCCCGGTGCTAGTCGGGACGCGCGGGTCAAAGGCGCTGGAAACCCGCCGCACGAACATGGCCGCTGACTGGTATATCCGCGTCCAGACGCCCGCATGGTTGCGGCTCGCCGGGCTGACTACGCAAGCCGAGACGCTTGAGGCGTTTCCCGAGATCACCGACTTCACCGCCGTGCCGTCGCTCAAGCCGACGCTAGACGCCATCCGAAAAGACGCGGCTGCGGCGAGGGCTGCGGCGAGGGATGCGGCGAGGGCTGCGGCGAGGGCTGCGGCGAGGGATGCGGCGTGGGCTGCGGCGAGGGATGCGGCGAGGGATGCGGCGTTCGATGCGGCGTGGGCTGCGGCGAGGGATGCGGCGTTCGATGCGGCGTTCGGTGCGGCGAGGGCTGCGGCGAGGGCTGCGGCGAGGGCTGCGGCGAGGGCTGCGCTCGCTCCGACAGTTGCCTCCTTACAAGAAAGCGCCGTCGATCTGGTCAAGCGTATGTGCGCGCTGACTGACGAAGCCACGGGAGAAGCAGCATGACGCCCGACGATATGGAGGCGCATCTGGAAGCGGTTGCTCGCTCACTGGGCGACGGCGACTTTACCCGCGTTACGTTTCCAGAAGGTGTGGCCAAGAAGACCGCCACGGCTATCCGCGCCCTCCTGCTCGACTACCAGGAGCGTGGACGGGCGTTGGAGCCGTTCGCGGCGGTTGCCGACCTCTACCGCGAAACCAAGCCTGACTACGCGTTTATTAATGCAGCGGCTGGGGTGACGGTTGGAGAATGCCGACGCGCCCGCGCCACCCTGAAAGGAAAGAGCCATGAGTGACTGGAACAAAACCATTCAATCCGACGAGTTCAAAGCCCTGTCCCGCACCCCTGCACCAGAGGGGGAGGTGGTGTCTTGGCGGTGGGTGCCAACCATTAAAGGGCGGAAAGAGCCGTGGATGACGGGAGACGCTACGCCTTGGGTTTATCATACCGGCGCACAAAAACCGGAATTCCCGCATTGCCGATCAGGAGAAATTCAGGACTTGCAGCCCCTCTACGCATCCCCTGTCGTTCCGGTAGGGGAGAACCATTCGCAACTGATCGCCGACCTTCGCCGGGCCTACAACGATATGACGCCGCGCCAGATTGAGCGGTCGTCCTGTGACCTCGACGGCCACGCCTTTGCGATCAACAAGGCGATCGCCATCATCGCAGCCCTCGGCCAGCCTGTCGTTGCGGTGTCGAGGGAGGAGATTGCGCGTCAGCTTGCCGAAGCGATTTACCAACAGGTCGCACCGCTGCTGGCGGAATGTTCGGAACCGAACCCGGAGGACTACATCAACGCCATCCTCGCAGCCCTTGGCACGAAAGCCACCGATACAGGGAGGGAAGGGTGAGCTTTGCTGAACTTGGCTGCGTCGATTGCGCGAACAGTATTTGCCGCGACTGCGACCCCGACGCCCAACCCGCAGATGGATTTTGGAAAGAACAAATGACCACCCCTGACATAGCCGGTCTGTGCGAGAGGCTGCGGGCGGCGCTGGAACGCGCCACGCCGGGGCCTTGGTTCGCGGGGCCGCTCCAGCCAGAGGATGAATACGGCGCACCGGGCGGCGTCTCCATCGGGCCGTTTGACTTGGCCGAGCGGTATGGCTCTCGGCCTGACTACACCCCCGACACGTTCAACAGCCACTACGAAAGCACCATCGTTGAGGCATGGGGTGGCGAATGTGACGCAGAAGCCAACGCCGCCTTCATCGCCCTGTCCCGCGAGGCCGTCCCGGCGCTTCTGGACACCCTTGAACGCCAAGCCGCTGAGATAGAGAGGCTGCGGCGGGCTTTGGAAAACGTATTGGCCAGCACGGTAGGACCGGAAGTCGGAGCCGGTGACGGCGGGACGTTTATCCTCCGGTCGCCCTCCCCTGATGCGCTCCGCCGCGCCCGAGCCGCCCTTACAGGGGAAGACTAGGCCTAGCCTAACTCGTCGTCGGCGTCGTCAAGTGTGCCAGGATCAGGCCGCAAGTCCGTAGCAGAGCGCGGAAAGGGTCTGCCGGTATAGGTGGCCCACCTTGCCCGCTTGGCGCTGGCTTTGCGGTTCAAGGCCTTAGCGGCTTCCATAAACAGGACGCTGGCAAAGGGATCAAGTGTCACGGCCTGACCCATATTTATGCTCCAGCAGGCTCATTTCCTCAAAGCACCAGGATCGGACGTGGCCACCCCATATTTTTGCCAAACACACGCCAGAGCGCCACGTTCCGCCGCCCTTGTTTGCAAAGCCCTCAATGAAACCGTTAGGCAGGGCTGTAGCGGCTGAATAGACAGTCGGAGTGCGGAACGGCCCAGACTTGTGTTCCGTTATCTGCGTGGCCCTGTGGTCATCGCCGTGGATCGTGTCGCACATGGCCTTATTGGCGTGTTGCCCCTGAGCAAGAGGCTTGCCGCGACCGTTGAACGGAATGTGCGTGAAACCCACCCCGTCAATAAACCGATACTCGCCATACATGGACGTTCGCCAGCCCCATTGCAGGAACGCTTCCTCGACCATGTGCGCGTGAGAAATGCCGTCAGGGTGAAAATTGTCGTATTTCCATGCGCGGTGTTCGTGGTTGCCGAGCGTGATTAGCTTGCGAGGCTTGAGCGTCCCCAAACCCCGCTGAAACTCTTTCTGCGAGGCGTGAAAGCTGGCCAACTCTTGTTCAAACGTCGGCTTGGAAAAGCCCTCGAACGTCGCCCGGTCATTGAACGACGAAAAGCAATCCATCGTCATCCAGTCGCCAACGGAAACCACCCAATCGACGTTGTGTTCCGCCGCAAACCGGCCAAGCCAATAGAAGCGTTCCTTGTTAGGCAAGTGCGGGCTATCGTGAGCGTCCCCGATTACGCAAACCACAATCGGCTTGCCGTCCGGCATCGGCTCTTTGATGTGGTCTTGGGACACCATCGCCGGAGCGCCAGGTGTGTGGTGCTGATACTGGCGAGGCCGATACAGCGTCTCATCCGGCTCTAGGCCATAGTTCACCTTAGCCGCCGCAAGCCTGCCGTTGACGGTGCCGCGCGAGATGCCCCATTCATCAGCAGCGGCAGATGCTGCGCCAGCCCCCGACCCTCCCATTCCAGAGGGCCGAAAACCCTCCCTTAGCTTTGCCTCAACGCGCTCAACCGTCTCAACGGCTAGTTCACGGGAAAGCAGGGGCTGGGCCATCTCACGTCACCAAAAGCGCCAGAACGGGCGGGAAGGGGGTGTCAGCGCCTTTTGTTGAGCATCAAAGGCTTGGACGGCCAAATCCCTCCGACCGTCGCACACGGCCAGCATAAGGCCCCTAGCGTCGTGCGTGACTTCGAGGTCAGCAATCGTCGGGCTATCCGGCAGCATCGGCAACTGGCACGGCGTCCGCGCGGCCTCCGGCAGCGTCAGGAGCGGGGCAGATGGCCGGGGTGACGATGCACAGCCGGTTATCAGCAGCCCGTATGCGAGCCACACGATCAGGGTCAAGGGGCGTCTCAGCATCGTGTGCTTTCCTCGCGTCGATTTCAGCGTTACGCGAAAGTTCGCGGATTACAACCTCTCGCGTGTGAAAGGTTTGTGTCGCCGTTGCGATTTCCGCGTTTCCCGCTGCCTCGCGCTCAAGCACGGACACTTCGCTTTCCAGCCGGTCGATCTTGCGAGCGTCGATCCCGAACGGGTCAAACTTGAGGCCGAGAAAGCTAGGTCGGGCCAGACCAGCTAGGCCAAACACCACCACCGCAACCGCAGCAATGATAAGCCAGCCGGTCGGGGTGATGATGCGAAGATACTTCACGGGTAACGCTTCCGGTCTAGTTCAACGTGCGGGCCGTCCCTAAGCGACTTCCAGTCGCCGCCCCAGATGATCGGCACGTTCAGTTCTTTGGCCGCGCGTTTGAACGCCTCAGCAACCTGACCATACAGCGGCCAATCCCACCGGACCTTGCCGCCCACCAGGACCGCAAAGTCTATGGCATGGCCGGTAATGTGGCGGCTGTTCATCGTCTGCGATGCGCCCGCAGCCTTCAGTTCCCGCTGGCGAGCGACCGACCGCAAGCCTTCCGTAATGGTGAAATCGTGCGGGCTATAGGTCAGGGCAAGTTCAACTACCTTGACCAGATCGGGGTAAACGCCCTTAAGCCGAGCGCGGGAACGAGAGCCGAGAACGAACGCCATCACGCAACTCCCTTCAGTTTTTCCCACGACTTAAGGCCAAGCACCGCAGCCGCGAAGGTCAGCCAAACAGCAAGATAGCCCTCATTCATGGGCTTGCCGATGGCGTGGCCGATAAACCCGGCATAGGCCGTGCCTCCGACTACTACCCAACCAGCCGTAGGGCGCCACAGACGGTCGAACGCCTGCCAAGCCCAGTGCTTGCGAATCGGGTGATCGGGCAGAGGAATGTCGGTCATGCTCCGTCCCTCTTTTCGATACGGTCCAGCTGCTCTTTCATGGCCCTGGTGCGTTCGTCTAGACGCGCCAGCGTTCCGTCAGCAAGGGGGCCGACGATGCGCTCAAGGCTGGCCACGCGCTGATTGATGCCGCCGCCCCAGAAAACGAGGATTGCGGTGTTAATGCCGAGCGTCACGATCACGCCAATCATGGCCCAGTTCAGCTTACGAGCGTCAGAATGCAGGGTCATGGCTACCTTCTATCGCCGGATCACAAAAGCACGATAGGTTGCATTAGCAGGGTCGATTGCCCCCGCTGTGGGATTGAACGCGGTGACAGTCACGGTGCCAGCCGATGACACCCGCCCAGTCAGCATCAGGCTATTATTAGCCGATGAAGACACCGCGACAACCGCATCCTGCGTCGCCACGTCCGTGGCCGTAATGGTGAATTCGGTGCTTGCGCCCGCTGCGATGCTGCCAAGGTCCGTCGTCGTGTTGAACTCCAAAGCCGGACGCAGGGCCACGGTCCCGCCGCTAGTCGTGGTAGGCAACGTGCCGGACTTTTGCCAATAACGACCGCCGTTGGTTGGGTCCCACCAGAAATGCTCGCCCACCCCCAACTGGCTGCCGGAAAGCGTAAGCGGGACCAGAAACTGGGTGCTGGTCTGGATGAAATCCGTCGAGGCACTTTCCGTTTTGATCCGCCCAATCCACCGCTTTGAGGAGTTGGTGGTCTTCACCATGTAGCCGTGCGTGGTGTCGATGGTTTCAGCCACGGTAGAAGCGACAATCTTGGGAGTTCCGTCGTCGTCGTAGAGGTAGATGTTATAGAGCGTGTTTGCCGTGATGGCCGCGCCTTCATCATCTAGCGACGAGTTCAGTAGGGTAACGCCCGTGTTAGGGATGCGCCATTCCACCCACTCGCCCGTGCGTGATGCGACGCCACCAGCCACGGAGTTATCAGGCCCGCGCATCCGCAAAACGGTCTTGTTGCCGGTCGCAAAACCAGACGGAGGACCGAAAGTTACAGCCGTGGCTCCGGCATTGCGGAGGAGGCAATCGTCTTCGACCTGGTCGAACTGCCAACCGATAAACCGACGCTGTCCGGTGTAATCAAAATCATCCCAAAGCGTCGTGCGGACCCGGCAGCTATTGCCAGCCGCGTTCGTGCCCGCCAGCCGGAATGCAAAGCCCTCGCCAAGCCTTGCGCGGACCTTCGTATTGACCCACTGAACGCCGCGAATGGTGTAGTCCTGCGCGTCGAAATCGACACCGGCCCACGTCTTGTAGGACTGGTTGCCGTGGAACTGGCAGACCTCAGAGCGCCAGTTGGTAATGCCCGTGCAAAAGACGTGGCGGCGATAGTTGTTTTCCCACGTCACAGCATGGGTCAAAACGCCGATGCCAAGGCCGGATTGCCCCTTAACAAAGAAGGCGCAGTTCTGGTTGACGGTGAAGCCGCACTGGTCTTGATGAACCAGTTGGCCTTTCCAGCGCATCCCACCGGACTGCGGTTCGTAATAACCGACCTCCGGGACGCTCACGCCGTTCTGTTTGTAATACGTCGCCTGAACCACGGCACCACCGCCCGCAGGGTCTGTCGACGTAGCCGCCGTCGAATGCGTGATGGTGTAGGTGTCGTCAGTCAGTTTGGTGACGCGGTATTCACCGGAAATGGTGATGCCACCCACCGCCGTAGCGCCGGAGAACGTCACCGTGTCCGTGCTGTCCGCACCAAACGCCGTGTCAGTCACCGTGACCAGTGTTGAACCGCTCGTAACCGAGAACGGGTTGTTATTGATCGTGACCGGAGACAGCGGGTTATAGAGCGCCCCGTATGACGTGCTATCGACCGCCACAACCAGCTGCATCCGAATATTGGAACCGCCGCCCGTGGCCGTGCTGGTCGCGTTGCTCGCCGCCGTAATGGTGAAGGTATTGACGGTCGGGGTGGCAACCACCGCATACATTTTGTCAATGGTCAGCCCGCCAACCGCAGTGGCATCGCTAAACACTACAAGATTGCCAACGCTCAGGCCGTGTGATGCTGCCGTTACCGTGACCGTTGCAGAGCCACTAGTGGTGGCAAACGGATCAGTGCCAAGCGAGACGACAGAGCCAGACGCTTGATACAGCGAGAAGGTCGTCGCGGTCGGAGACGGGCCGACATATCGATCAAGCTCATTCAGGCCGGTCATCGGAGCGCGGAGCGTGACAGCCGCACCGCCACCCGTGGCAGAACCTGACGCGGCAGAGCTATGCAGGATCATGAAAGTGTTAGTAGTCGGGACTGCCGCGACCTGGTATGCCCCTGCAACCGTAATCCCACCCACCGCCGTAGCACCTGCGAAGAAGATATTATCCCCCTCAACAAACCCGTGCGCCGTGTCTGCAATCGTCACCGCCGCCGAACCGGCCACCGTCGTAATCGGGTCAGCCCCAAGCGTCACGGTAGAGTTAATGCCCCACAGCTTCACGCGGTCGCCCGGCACGAAGATATGAGCGGAACGCTCAGGCGTCACAGTCGGGATTTGCAGGGGCGAAACCGTCACCACAGCCGGACTAGCGTTGCTAATCCCCGTGATGTGAAAATACTCGTTCTTGCCGCAGCCCTGAATGAAGACGTGCTTCATGTGGGTGAAACTGCCCTCGTTGCGCGAGGCCGAGCCAGTGGCATCAATGCCCCACCCTTGGCAGCTTTCAATCCAAAGGCTTTCAAAAGCCATCATGTTCCAGCCGTCATCGGGGAAATCCCCGTTGACCATGACGATGGCCGATCCCGTCATGCCGCGAATGTGGCATTGCGAAATCTTGGACTGATAGACGTTGCGGAACTTGAACACGGACGAGTTAGCCACCGAACCGGAGCCAACAAACGCAATGTTCTCAACCAAAAGACCCTGCTGCGCCCGATAGGCGTAGGGGTCGGGATTGGTCACATCCACATCAAACGCAAAGCCATTCGGAACCATTGGGCGAATGACGGAAAGCGCCATGCCGTCACCGACAAGCCAGAGGCCGGGAGCAAACGCACCAGGGACTGCCGGAGGCTGCGGAACCTCGTCAATCAGCGGCACATCGTCAACGTGAACCGTCGTCTTGATTGCGAAGGTGTAGCCGGACGGGACGATGATGGGGCGACCGTTGCCGAAGTCCACGGCTTTCTGAAACGCAGGGCCGTCATCGGTCACGCCGTCACCGACAGCGCCAAAGTCTAGGCGGATGTCCAGCGGAACGTCGGCTTGCATTTTGGCGTCAAGCGTAGTCGCTACAGCGTCTAAACTGTTTTGCTCAAACAACTGCATATAATCGCGGACATTTTCCCCATCGACCACTTCCAGCGGGTCCGACCCCCTCGCCGTGGCAAACAGGTCCGTGCCGAGCGTAGCGCCAGACCGAAGCGGAAGCTGCTGATAGGTTTTTCCAGCCATTACCTAACCTGCGGTGCGAGGGTCATAGAGAAGAAATCGACATCGAGCGACCGCGCGGCAAGCGATTTCGGAACGACGTGAAACCCTGGCAGAAGCGCGGTGGTATCAATGGGCATGTTGCCCGCCACTTGGATTTCCGCCCCGTTATTGACGGAGAACCCAAGCACCGTTGCGCTCACGCGGCGCAGTCGGAAGTTGACCCAAGCGTCAGCCGCCCCAGCAACGGTGGTGTCCGTCCGCGTCTCGACGCTGGAAACCCGCCCGACGCCGAACCAGTTTGTATCCGTCGCCAGCTTCTCAAAATACGCGCCGTTGGCCGCAGCCGCAGCCGTAAAATCGCTGGACAGCCCAATGCGGATGTCCATGTTGGCAATCGTCGTCGGGACGCGAACGACCCAGTTCATCTCGCGCAACTGGTCAAAGTTCATGTTTGGCGTCGCGCCGCCCCCGCCCGGATAGGCCGACGCAATAGCGTCAATTACAGCCGTTGAGGTCCGACGACAGATGCCGGGGTGATTGGTCACGGCGTTAATGAGGTTCCACGTTCCGCTGGTGAAGCCCCACCCAAGCTCACCAATCTCGCCCGCTTCCGTCGAGGCGAACATGAACTCATCAACCAGGATCGTAGATGCGCGGGAGTTAGCCGGGTCGCGAAACGGGGGAGTGAAAACAGGCAGCATCCTAGTTCCCCGTCACATAGACGATGTCACCCGCCGTGCCGATGATGTAGGCGGCGCTGGCGTTGCTGACCGGCAGGCTGATGGTCGCTCCGGGCGGCACGGCAAAGCCGTTGCCCGAGCCGTCATCTGTCGCCGTGACGGTCGAACCGCCGACGAATACAGAGCCGACATTGGTGCTTTTCGCTCTGATGCAAAGCCCGTTCGCCAGCGCCTGCGCCGTCAGCGCGACCGCCGAAGCCGTCACGACTTGCTGATCAGAATAGACCGACGCGACCACGCCGCCGACGTTGGCCACCGACCCGTCAGCGTTAAGCACAACAACCGTTTCATCCACTTGCGTGTTTGTCGCGGGGAGAGGGAGAAGTCGAGACATGGTTTTTATCCCTTCAATGGGCTATTGTTAGCACATGAAAGTGCTGAAAAACATCGTTTGGCTGGCGGTTTTTGCCACGATACTGGCAGCCGTGCATTTTTCGTCCAAAGCGTTTGCGACATGGCTTATCCCCCCTGTCCAGCCAGAATGGGCGCGATTCGACCACTGACCGGCACACCGCGAGTGGCTGGCGTCGGAGGCGTAGCTCCGAACGTCGTGCCAAGACGGACGATGGCTTCCCGGTCTGCATCGGTAAGGGTCGCCCCCCGACGAATCTTGCCGATCAGGCTCAGAACCACGCCGGAGATGGAACGGGGCTGGTTTTCAATGGCATCCACCGCGCTAAGGCGTCCTGCCGTAGGAGAGCCGCGCGAGCTGTCCATGAAGTTGGCAATCCGCATCCGCTCGTTGAGCATCCCCAGCGCACCTTGGAAATCATCAACGACGGGCGCATCAAATGTTGCCCCCATGACGCGGCGAACATTGGCGGAATCGTTCGTGTTGAAATACCGGCTAGGCACCCCGCCACCCTCGACCATACCACCCAAGTCCTGCACGATTTGGTCGCGCATCCCGACTTGAGCGCCTTGGCGAGGCGTAGGCATGGCCCGGTTGGCAATAGCCGCCGCTTCCGCCGCCTGCTGCTCAAGGACGCCCATCTGATCGATGTAATCCGCAGGGCGAACACTGCCCGCGCTTTGACGGATGCCAGCCTGCCCCAGATCGACGCCTTCACCGGCCACGTTATAGCCTCGGAACGTCGCGCGAGCGGGAGCAAGGCTGGGCACCGCCTCAAGCGCCTGATTGATAGCGCCTTGGCGAGCATACAGGTCTGCGCCTAGTTCGTCGTCAGGATTCTCAAGGCTCCGACGCGCATTGCGTGCAGCCGTGCCAAGGCGGCGCTGGATACGATCAAGCGCACCACCCGACACATCCACGGTGCCGGTGTTAGGGTCCACCAGATCGGCAATCTCTGCCGCCCTTTCAGGGAAGCGATACGCCGAAGCCCGACGCGCTGCCTCGACCTCACCCGGAACGCCTTGCAAGGCCCGTTCAATCTCATTCGTGATCGGAACCCGCTCCGCATACGGTCCCGCGTAATCCGTTGAGGCTAGGCCCTCCGACGTATCATCAAGGCCCTGCCGATATTGGACAGCCGAGCGCGTCTCGCCGGGGGTCAGGCGGTAGGCTTGATCGACGGCTTGGTCCTGCACGGAACCGGCGACCTCATCACGGTAGCGAGTGCCTGCCGTCATACCAGGTCCGGGGGCTTGTGCCGCACCGACAACCAGCATCCGCGTCCGCGTCGCGTTCGGCCCCACAATGTCCAGCAAGTTTGGGCTGATACCATACCGCATCGCATCGTTCATGGCGGTGCGGATTTGGTCAGGCGAGATGTTGTCAGCCCGCATGGCCTCGCTGAGACGCTGCAAGTTCCGCCGGTCAACGTCGCCGTTGAGTGCCGAAATGCGCCCGCCCGTCGCGCGATTGATAACGGCAGGGAGTTGGTCGAGGCCAACCGCCCTTGCCGTCGCCGTTGCAGCACCGGATGCAAGAGGAACACCGCCCCCTAATGCGCCGCCAATGACGCCGCCGCGCACGGTTCCGCCGACTTCATCGCCGGGGTTAGAGTTGAGAAGACCAGACACCGCACCGACCGGAGCGCCAGCAACCACGCCACGCCCTACGGCTGGCAGCAGCGTTTCCGACGCCAGCAGGCCAGAACCCGCGCCGCGCGTCACAAAGTTACCAAGCTGGCTCATCCCCGGCGTTGCCATGCCGCCGAGCAAGCCTGAGCCAAGCGATGAAACAGGGCGTTCCGCCGCGTATTCCGATTGGGATTCGTTCTGGGCAATGCGGTCTGCCATGAAGGCATCGCTCATGCCGTATCCGGGACCATCGCCGAAAAGGTTTTGCAGCCCCGTCACGCCTGCGGCGATGCCAGCACCGGCCACCTTGTCCAACCCAAGCGTCATCGCATTGGTGGCATTGTCTGCAAAATCATAGTTGAGGCCGTCGCCTTCCGTTCCCGGAAGCGTCCGCATTTCGCCAACCGCCTCTTGCCGCGCCCGCGCGTCCTCAAGCGCCCTCTGTTGCGGACCCCACGCTTGCGTGAACTCAATAGCCGCCGCTTCCGAGACAGCCGGAACCCTTACCGTCCGGTCCCCGACCGTGACTTCATAGATACCGATTTCGCCACCATCGGGCGGGTTGAGCCTAGCCCATCGGCGAGCGGCTTCACGCGCAAGCGTTTCGTTCTGCTCTTCCAGCAGAATCGTGCGCCCGTCCTCAAGCGTGATTTCATAGACCGGATCGCTCATTGGACGCGCCTTACAGTGACATTGCTGCGACCAGATTGATTGCGGAGCCGCGCATTACCGCGTTCGCGCGTTCCCGCTTGAGAAAGGCGACCATCCGGGGTCACATACCAGTCGCCATCGGGAAGGCGCGTAACGTCGTAACCACGAGGCGGAACGCGCGGATTGTTCGGGCTTCCAAGGGGAGCCGTGCGGTTGCGACCCCTCATGCCTTCAATAAACGTGCGCTGCGCTTCCGTAGGCCGCACATTCGCGCGAGGCTCAGGCGAGCCAGCCTCAACGGGCGGCGGCTGATAGATATTGTTCCAGGCTTGTTCAGCCCCTTGCAAAGTGCCTCTTTGTGAAGCCCATGAATCCATGAACTCCGCTCGCAGTTGCGCTTCGCCCGCGCGAGAACGCCCGCGATTGATAACGGCCTCATTGGCTTGCGGGGTCCGACGAACGGACGGGACGGATTGGCCATAAAGCCGCTGTTCAAAGTCCGACGTTGCCCCAGAACCGGCAGGACGTTGAGCCGGGGTCAAGCGAGCGGTAATCTCCCGCATTTCGTCAATCTGCGGGTCATACGCAGCCACCGTGTCGGCAATCAGGCCACCGACCAACGGAAGAGACATCATGCCCCCGGTTTGTTGCTGGTCAGCCAGACGCGCAAACCGTTCCGTATCAGCAAGGTCCGTGCGGAGAGCGGCACCCGTCCGGCGCATTTCGGCCAAGGCTTTTTGCTCTTGCACCGACAGTCCCGACACACGGCTAGGCGCACCACCGCGCGGCCCCATGCCGGTAATCAGCGAACCATCAGGCAAGCGGGTCAAGCCGCTAGGCGCTGATGCGGGCGCGGCAGACGGAGCCGGAGCGTCCATAAGATCAATGCGACCGTTGCGAACAATCACTCGCCGCCCTTGATCGTCGGTTCCGGTACGGCCTTCAACAAGCTGCGGCATCAGTCCCACCTAACGGTTCCGGGGTTAACGGGCGCGGGGCTATTGCCGCGTGAACTTGGACGGGCAGGAGCGCGAGGGCGCGGAGGCGCACGGGTAGCGCCAGCAACACGCGAGCGGCCTTCGACATAGCCAGGAATAAGCTCTAGCCCGCCGTCCTCAGTCCAGCGCATACCTTCCGGCGCACGAGGCGGCTCCGGCTCAAACTGTTCCGCCCATCCAGCATTCGGCCCCGTCCGATAAATGCCTCGCGGGGTTTCAATGTAGGTTTCTTCGTTTCGGCCCGCCTCAGCTTCCGCCGCCGCATCCTGACGACGCCCGTAAGCCGTCATGAAACCTTCCGGGTTGACGTTAAAGAACAACTGATCCTGCGGCGACAGTTTCAGCGACTTGGCCAGCATATTGACCTGCTCACGCTGCCGCGCGGCCTCTTGCTCTTCCGCCGTTCCGTTTCGCGCTTCCTCGCGCTGCGCCAGCCGGTCTCCGCCGTTATCAATGTCCTGCAAGTTAGCGCCGAAATCGCCAAGCCGCTCAACAAAGCCGCCCGGCTGTTGCGCTTGGCGCATAAAGCCCATCAGACCGCCTTGCTCAACCGGCTCAGGTTTGGGCATGAGGGCGCTACCAGCATCAACCGGCACAGGAAATCCCGTCCCGCCTGCGCGGCCTTTTTGAAGCTTGGCAATGGCGTCAGAAAACAAGCCCATCACAGTGCCCCATAATCGACGACGAGGAACCCGCCCGGACCGACCGAAGCGGCTTGCGGTTGTTCATCAGCCATGACGCCCACCTCAACATCGTCGCTCCAAAGGTAGTTATATGCATACCACCCATGACCCAGCGGAACAATGTTGCGCTTAAGGCGGCGGTCGGAGAACAGTTGTGCAAGAGCCGAAGCAATCTGGATTGCCTGACCCGCTTGCTCGGTCTTGGACGGTTCTGCCTTGTTGACCGTCATGCCCTTGGTATTGGACCCTTGGAACAAGCCAAACTGGTTCTGCGAGTTCAAAGCGCCGAGCGCCTGCAACATGGACAGATCAGCCGTGCGATAGTCCGCGTCGATGCCTCGCTGCGTCTCGCCAAGCCCCGCCATCAAGCCGACGTTAGAGCGCGTGTTTGCATCCTCAGCCGTGCCGATATTCGACAGCATCCCGCCCGCTTGCAGATTACGGCCTTGCGCGTCGCCGTAGTAGCCCATGCCGGTGTTATAAGCTTGGTCCCTAAGCTGAGCCTCCGCCCCGGCACGGCCTTGTGCTAGTTGCCCGCCAAGCATCCCCTCAGCCACGCCAAAGCGCGAGCCGCTGAAACCCTTGTTAGCCGCACCGCGAGCCGCTAGGGCCGCGCGTTGACGCCCTGCATCCTGGTCGTAGCCTTGCAGCGTCGTATCGACGACTTGTTGCGTGTAGGGCGACATGAAATCTTGCGGAGAGCCGTTATTGACCACCCCCCGCGCAATACCAGCCGCCTCACCGAACAACGGAGAACCGGACATACCGCCCGCTTCCGCAAACGCCCGCTTTTGAAGATCAGACGACGGTGCAACCAGCGTCGTCGGGTCTTTCTGACCAAACTGCTGCACTCGCTGGCTGTAGCCTTGCAGGGCATCCGTCACCCATTGCGGGTTAGTCGGAGTGACGGTCTGGTTAGTCGTTTGTTTCGTGGATTTGCTGGCCATCTCACAAGTCCTTTACGAGCGTGACGGATTGGAACTTGTAACCGTCGTCTTTCATGGCCCGTTCCCACCCCTTGCGGCCCTCGATCAAAGCGCAAGAGCAACCATTTAGCCGCCCGAACGCCTCGACACCAAGCGCCATCTGGCGAAGCTCTGCCATGTCGCCGCCAGCTGTCAGCACGGAAATAGCCTTACCCTCTCCGAACGGAGCAATCTCAGTCACCATCGCGCACGTCTTGCCGGGCCAGAACATCGCACCCCGTTGAACCGCGCGAAGCACGTCAACCATCGTCAGCGGGCTATGCTCCAAGCCAGCCTCAAGCCATGCCTTGCACCGCTCAAACTGCGCCATCTCAGGCGAAGGCGCGTCAGGAACAAGCGTCAAGATTGCCTCAACGCCCATTGCCTCAAGCTCTTCGTTCAAACCGCTCATTGGAAACTCGTTCCCTCTGCCTCAAACTCAGGCTTGCCGACACGAACAAACGACGGACTGCTGCTTGCGGACAGTTTAATGCGAGCAACCCGCCCTGTCGCGCGAAAATCTTTCTTTGAGCGGCCCGGCGTTAGAACATATGGCCCGTGTTCAACCTCGTTAGCCTGCGGATATTTCCGCGTCACTACGGTCAGATTGACCGGCCCGACCTGACCTTCAAAGTCCGGCCACACCCCTTTCAGCATCAGCATCTGAGAGGCGTCGCCGATGTATTGGTCTGCCGTCTCCATGCTCCACGACAACACGTTGCCGTCCGCAGACTGCCCGCGCTCATGGAGATAAATGCGCCCGTTGGAATCGGTGCCGATAGGATAAGCCCCTGGTCCCGCGTCAATCATGGCCGTGCGCGAGAGATTACCACGCGACCACGAACCGTCCAAAGTGCAGGCCGCAACGTAGCGGTTGTTTTCCGAGCCGTTCACCACATCCGCCGTCACCAGCAGGGTCGAGCCGGTTCCGTCATCGACGGTTTCGACGCTATCAGCCAAAAGGTCGATGCCAGGCACATCATCGCCCGTCGTGTCGGGATAATCCCAACGCACCTCGCCAAACTCCGCGCAGCTTGACGCATAAACCTTGTCCTGCTGCACCGACGAAAGCGACGCCTTCACATCCGCTTGGATAGGGCTAGGAATCAGTTGCGGCGCACCGCCCAAGGCGCATTGGTAGAACTGGGCTTCCGTACTCATCCAATAGGCCACTTGCGAAACGACAACCGCCGCATTCGGCCCGATCAGTCCGCAATGCTCTCCGACCCGGTCAAAACGCCACGTCTGGTCTGGGCTTCCGATAAACTGGCCACGGAAAAGGTTGGAATCCGTCCAGACATAGACCAGATCACCAATCAGGCGAGCGCCAACAATTCGGCCACCACCTTCAAGAATGACCTCGCCAGCGTTGTTCGTTGCCGTGGTTGTCCAGACGGTCGGAGCCTCAATGTCGGAGAACCGGATGCACAGCGGGTTAAAATCGCCGGACGATTCCTCATTGCAGCCGAACGCCATCACCTGCCGTTGAGGCACAACGAGCGTGTAAGTCACCTCATCCGGCGCATTGGCAAGTTCGATTGCCGCCGTTCCCGTATCCAGCGGCCAAATGTAAATCGTTTGGCCTCGCGGGTTGGCAATCATGTCCGCGCCGTAACTGGATAGGCTCCACGTCATCGGGAAATAATCGACCGTTGACGGCTCCGAATATTGGCCCGTTGAATAGGTGCCGGTGCCATAGCCTTGGCCACCCGTTCCATCGACGGCCCCCGCCACGAACGATGTAGGCGTGATGTCGTAAAGACCGCCGCCATACGACACCTCTAGCCCCAAGGCCGAGCCGTAGCCGACGACAAGGTTTCCGGTGTTGTCCGTGTAGGAATAGATGCCACGGCAGGGCGCGAGAAGGGTGTCGCCGCTAAACCGCTCCCACCCGCCGATAACCTGGGGCTTGCCGCGCCAAAACCGCACCTTGTCAACGTCTGCCCACGCGCCAGAACCGACACTGAAAACCGTGTCGTCTCGATTAAGGCCCGCGCCAATGACAAGGGGAACGCGCATCAGGTTTTGATCAGGAACACGACGGCGACGTTACGGGGCCGCGTCTCAGTGCCTCCGGTAAGTCCCGTGTCATAAGCCGTGATGGTTTCCGACCCGGTCGATCCCGAAACCGTCAAGCCGGAACCGCCATCCGACGAACATGACGGAGGGCTAACCGAGTGAACGTGGGCCTCCAGTTCATCCGCTTGAGAACTCGCAAAGGCGCGAGCGGGGTCAATGCCTCGCCCGTTATCCCAGCCACGGATAAACTCGCCGCGAAGGTCCGGAAGGTTAAAGGTCGTCGAACCGTCACCGACGCCCCAGACGGTCCCAACCGCCGCAAACAGCGCCGCATAAGTCACCCGCGAAACCGCCGAACCATTGCAAACCAGATAGCCGGATGGTGGCGAAGATGCCGCAAACTGAATGATGGAACCGGCAGGCAAGGCCACCAGACGAACGGCAGCAGCCGAAAGCGTCATAGCCCCCGACACGTTGGACGTTCCATTAAAGCCGCTCAGGGTGCCCGTTACGTCTCCAGTAAGGCTCAAGTCCCTAGCCGTGGCCAATGCGGTTGCCGTCGAGGCATTGCCCGTCAGCGCACCGGACAGAGCCGTAAAGACGCCAGACGGGCCAGACACAGCACCCGTAAACACCGCGCCCGACGTTTGAGCCGCCCCGACGATGCGCGAATCATTGCCCGCAGCGACCGTTCCCGCAGTCGTGCCGACATTCAGCAGCGCCGCACCGCCAAGGGACAGTTTAGTCCGCATCGTGGCCGGTGAAGACCATGCAGCCGCAGAACCATCACTGGTCAGCGTGTAGTCCGTTGTCCCTGAAAACGACGGGAATACCGTAGCCCAGAGCGTTGACGTTCCGTTGGTTTGCAGGAACTTGCCCGCCTCGCCCGCCTGACCTGGCAGCGAAGCCGACGCAAATGCCGTCGCGTCCGTATAGGCTTGTGCCGCTGCTAGAACCGCGTCGATTTGCTGCTTATTGACCGCATCCAGCGCATTGGAGCCATTGGCGACGTTCTTAAGCACACTGTTCTGAAAGTCCGTCCGAGCCGCAATCCGGCAATCCGTGCCGTCGCAGATCACCGGCACCGTATCGCCAGCGGCCACCGTTGCGCCCGTAGCGCCTGCCGTGATGACGACGTTTCCGCTCGATGCGTTGCGGACGATGTAAAGCTTGGACTGCCCCGGCACCGTCACCGTCCCGCCAGCACCCGAACATGACAGCATCATGCTCCGCGCTTGGTTGGCGACGTAGTTGGTAGAGGTCAGCGTGATCGGATACGACGAAATAGCCGTGGTCGCGGCAATAGCCTCCGTCAGCCGTTGCAGCGCGGAGTTCAAGTTCGGATCGCCCCAGACGTTGAGGTTTTCACCCGCCGCCTGTTGCTCAATGTTCAAGAGTGGCGTTGGACTAGAGGGCATTCCACGTCGCTCCGTTGGAAACCTTCACACCGTTCGTGGTCAGGTCATAAACAAGGCACGACTTCCATTGTGCCGGGTCTGGCAGATTGGCAGTCGTGTATCCGGTGAGCTGCAAGGGGCGACGCGACAGCACGAACAGTTGCTGAATCTGCAACGCGGCCCGCTTCCACCACAAAGGCGATTCCGGCTCAATCAGGATGGCGTTAGGCGCTACCATGAGCCGCGCATCCTTCCCGTGCCAAGGAGTTGCGCCACGCTATTGCGGAGGTCTGCCAATGCCTCTTGCTCCGCACCGAGCGCAATATTAGCGCCTTCCGCATCACGGAAATAATCCCGATACAGCAGATAGCGAACGCGAGCGGCAAGGAGGTCATAACCGTCCGTCAGCCATGCGTTCGTTGACGTGCCGTCGCTATAGTCAAGCGCGGGCGTCACGTCTGCAACACCGAGGAAGGTCAGCGGATAGGCGGTGTTTGGCACGGGGTAGAGACGAACCTGGCCCGTCTGCACCGAATAGTCCGTAGGCTGGCCGCTCGTGGTCGCGTAGCCGTTCCATTCCTCAATCACCTGCCATGCCTGCGGGCGAAGCGGATAGGCATTAGAGCCGACCGTGACTGACAGATAGTCAATCATCCGAATGCCGGTCGGAAGCGTCACATATTCATTGTTGGCCACCGTCGTCGCGGTCTGGCGATATTCATTGAACGTGAACCGCTGGACCGCATAAAACTCAATCGCGCGAGAGATTACCTCATCAAGCGCGGATGCTAGGTCATCTGCCAGATCATCGCGGTTCGTCTCAGCAATGATGCGGGCTTTGAGGTCAGCGAGGGTTGCCATTCAAGGGGTCGGAGCGGGCTTTTACACCCGCTCCTTTTCCTTAGGCGTTCGGGACGTAAGCCACGACAATCGTGGCGGCACCCGTGGTCGCAGCCGTGCCGCTCTGGGTGTATTTCCAGAACAGTTCGGTGTCAGCCGAAGCCGACATGATGCCGCCGAGCGTGGCCGGAACCACGTTGGTAACACCGACAGCGGTTTCATCTGCACCACCGGCAGCAACCAGCGCGTCATCATCGGAACCAGTGCCGACAATGAGAACGTTGGTGGTGCCAGCGTTGAAGACGGTTTGAATGCCGACCGAGGTGAAAAGCACCACGGCACCGGCAGGAAGCGCAGCGCCCAGCGACACCGACGTTCCAGATGCCACCGAGTTAAAGGCGACATTGGCGCGGATGTAGTGGATTTCCTGCGTAGCGTTTTGACGTGCGGTAACAGCCATTATCCCACTCCTTAAGCGGTATAGGTGTGAACGCCGATTTTCGAGAAATCAGCAGAGTTGTAGCGAACCGCTTTCAGGCCGAAGATGCAGCCCGCCTCGACACCCAGTTGGTTGCCGTAGTCGAACAGTTCTTCGTTCCAGTCCCACGAACCGTAGTCCTGACCACCGCCAAAGCCGAGAACAACGGCCTGAGCGCCAGCGAGAACGGCACGGCGAGTGTTGGCGACCGTTGCACCCGTAGACGAGTTGACCCCCGGAGTGATGCGGGTCGATTCATGCAGGATGACGCCGTTATACATCCCCAGAGCGCCCGTGAAGATCGGGTTGCTGCGCGAACCGTCGCCGGTCGTTGCGGCCTTCTGGATGTCAAGCCACTGACCAGCCGAGGTGTTGGTCCGCAGTTGCGTCACCTGGTTGGTGTGCAGGAACATCACATACCGATCCTCGCCGTTCATTTTGAGCGGACGAATGACCGGAGTTGCGAGTTTGGCTGCGGCAACGGCAGAGTCGATCAGTTGCAGGGTGAATTCATCGCCAGTGGTCAGCGATTGGTCGTTAGCCCGCGAGTTCGGGCGGATAACCGTGGTCGGAGCCAGAACGGCGTTGTTGCCGGTATAGCGAAGGTCGGTCTGCACGGTGTAGCCGCACAGTTGGTTGAAGAAGGCGGTGTCCATGCGACCGGCCCACCAATCGACCAGGCCATCCTTGGCTTCCTCGCGGATGCTCCACGGGATGCGCTGCTCAGTCATCTTGCCAGCGGAACGAACCGCGTGGCGAAGCTGATCAATCAGCAGGTTGTCGGTGTAGGTGGTCAGACGCTCTTCGTTGCCTTCCAGAGTGCCGTCGCCCAGCACACCATCGCCGGTCAACTGCATCCGCAGGGTCATGGTCAGACGGTCGCCCGCCGACTTTTTGAAGTCGTCTTTTTGCTGGATCAGGCTGTCAGAGCTGTCACCAATGAACTTGCCAATCCACGTTGCCTTGAGGGCTTCGCGCATCAGCGCCTTGGACCAAAGCTTTACAGCTTCGGGAGCGTTCACGCCGTATGAAGTCAGGGCCATTTGGGCCTCCACAGTGAATGAGGGGTCGTTCTCGCGTTGGGCTACCGTGCCAACATCCGAACGGCATCCTCACCCGCCGTGGGTTTGGTTCGTCCCGTGAACCGCCCGACTACCCTGCCCGACGCTGTTGCGAGCGCAACTTGGCGAACGCCGCATCGAACGCCGCACCATCAAGCCTCGTGACCGACTCCGCAGACAACTCACCGTCGCCCATCTTGCCGCTCATTCCGCTGAGGGAGCGTGAAGCCTTTTGGCCTCGATCAATCGTTTCCAACCTTTTGCCCAGTTTGTCAACCTGCGCGGGGTTAGACTTTCCCCCAACACCACCGAACCCGCGATTTTTTGCCAGTTTGTAAACGACTTCCGCAGGGTCTTTGCCGGATTGCAGCGACCTCGCCACAAGCCCGACCAGTTCGGTCGTCAGCGCCGCAGTCAGTTCGTCGCCGTCATAACCCTGCTCTTGAAGCTCCAAAATGCGGGCCTCACGGAAATGCTTGGCTGCATCGTTGTAGTCGGGGTTCGTCTCGATGAAATCCGCCTCATACTCCTGCATCCGCGCATTGATCTGCTGGAACTGGCGCTGTTGTGCGGTCTGGGCTTGCGTCGCCCGTTGCGTCTCTTGCTCGCGCTGCGTCAGTTTGAGCGCAATCTTCCGCAGGGCCTCGATGTTGCCGATAGGGTCCGTGTCCACATCAGGGATGGCCGACAGGTCAACGTCATCATTGCCACGGCCACGGCCTTCAAGAGCCGCAAGCCGCGCCTCAAGTGCTTCTGCCCGAGCCTCCGCAGCCTGGCGTTGGCGACGCTCCGCATGGGCCATGCGAGACTTGTCAGCGGCTACGCGCTCAAGCTTCTCCACATCCTTTGAGACGGCAGGCTTTTCAGCAGGCGCATCATCCGCCCCGCCTTCATCGCCTCCGGCATCGTCTTGCTCTTGAGCCTGACGGGCTTCGTCCATCTCCGCTTCAAAACCGTCGTCGCTTTGGTCGTCATAAGAAACGTCAGACATTGGGGTTCATCCCTCCTGAAAGATTGGTCACGGTTTGCATCAAGGAAGCTTCCGCATCGTTCCGCATGGCCTCCGTCAAGTCTCTCGCCGCCTCAGCGTCGCTCTGTTGAGCCTGAGCCTCGTTCTTCGCCGCCTCGCTCGCCGTCTTGCGGACGGATTGTTCCATTTGAGACATTCCGAGCGCAGCAGCCTTTTCCGCCGCAGGGTCAGGCGGTGGCGGGGTCATCAAGCTCTTCACAATCTTCTCGCTCAGAGCGGCAGGCAGCGGGCTATATCGGACAATCTCCGCAATAATCTCCGGCGACGCCTCTCCGAACATCCCTTGGAACTGCGTCAGCATAGCGAACACGCGCTCCTTTTGGTTCGGAGACGACGGAGCCTCATCAACCACCACGTCATACTCTTGCGCCTCTTGCGACAGCGCCAGCGGGACGTATTTGGCCTCGCCATCATCCCCGACAACCCGCACAAGCTGGTCAGGCGGGAGATACAGTTGCATCATCTTGAGCATCAAGCGGCCCTGTATCTTCCGATACCGCCGGAACGCATTGAAGAAGGCGGACAGGATGCCGTAAGCCGCTTGTTTGCGCTGATGCTCTAGCACTCCTGGCTGCTGCCGGTCGGCCATGCCTAGAAGCTCAAGGTTCACCCCCGTAACGTCGCGGATCGACGCCACCGAAAACTCCAGCATCGGCGGCAACGCCGGGCTAATCGGCTGGTTAGGCTTCTCTTGAATCCGGTTCTGACTAAGCGAGCCGTTCGGAACCCATGTAATCGCGTCCGTCTGTGCCCAACTGTTCTCGAACTGGCGCTGGTCCGCAACCGCGCCTTCCTCAGCCATCACGCCGCCTTTAGCGCCCTTGATGAACTGTTCAAGCATGGACGAAAAGAACTTGTTAGCGAACCGTTGCGGGTCTTTCATCGGCCTGACCAGGCCGTAATACGTCCCCTTGTTCCGGTCCCGCTTGCCGGTGATGAAGGTATAGGTGAACTTACCCGCCTCAATCTCCGTCTTGTCGTGAACCTCACCGGCCACCACAAACGCTTTCCAATACCGACGCCGCCTCTGCCGGACAGGGTTAAGCTCAACGCCGGGCATTTCCGCCATCGCGGCTTCTAGCGTTCCATCGTCAACCTCAGCCTCTTCACCCGTCATCGGGTTCTGAATGCGGTTCACATAATAGGTGTCAAACCACTGATACTCGCAGACTTGGACCTCGTTCGGGTTGCCTTGGTCGCTCTCGCCGTTCTTGTAACGGACTTGCGGGTCAACGACGGTCGGCTGGCGCTGCGTGGTCGAATCCACAAGGTCAAAGTCCAGATCGCCGAACTCCTCCTCCGCTTGCTCCCTCGACATGGGGATTTCACGAATGACATACCGCGCATCGGCAAAGTTGGCCTTGCGTGACGACGGATCAACCGAGAACTGTAGTGGGTCGCAACGCTCAATGATGATTTGCCCGTCCGGCTCTTCATCGTAGCTAACGCGGGTTTCGGTCGCGCCAATGCCACAGATGAGCGTATCCCGGCACGATTCCGATTCTTCATCCTCAGCGTCGCACGATTGGCGCAGCCATTGAGCGCCTTGCGACAGCACGTCCGTAACGCCGGTGTCATTCACCGTCCGAGGCAGATAAGTCACCTCCTGACGGCCCATGATTTCAGCGCCAGACACGGCGTCAATCGTCGGCTCAACGCGGTTGAACGTCACCGGAATGCGGTTCTGTTCTTCCATCTCCGCAATGGCTTCCTGCGCCCATTGGCGACCGGCCACAAAGTCATAGTCTTCCCGCGCCTCAGCCTTCCACGTTGACCAATGCGCGTCCGCGTCCTTTTTCCAGCCAGTCAGCTTGGCCAGCAGGTCGTCCGGACCTTCAAAGTTCGGGCCTTCGTCAGCCATGATCCACCGCCTTTATGGCCTGTTTGGTCCGCTTGATGCCGTAATGGGCAATGACCTGCTGCACGACGGGCGAGGCGACGCCAAAGGACAGATGCTTCCGCACATCCTCTTTCCAAGCCTCAATCTCAGCCACGAACGTCCCCACGTCACACCCCGCCGCGTCCAGATGAAACGCGCGGAGCCACGGCAGTTCCGGGTTCTGGATGAAATCAATCGACACAACGATTTGATCGGGCGTCTCTTGCGCCCATTGGACCGCATAGCCCTTGGCTTTCAGTCCGGCTGCAATCTGGCTGGCTTTGATGCTCAACGGGAAGTCTCCGCATCCGCACTCTCAATCGCCACCATCGCCTGACCCTTGGTGAACAGCGCAGACGAAATCAGCCGTTGAGCCACGGTCGGGCCACGACGGCACTCGACCAGCATATGATCCTGGCTCTTCACAATCTCATGGCGGAACGTCCAGACGCGGTTAAACCCGTCAACGCGCTTGACCTCGATTTGTCCTTCGTATGCATCCGCCGCATCATGGGAGAATGCATCACGCTGCAGCTCGCTCAGACTGGCGACCGGACGCGAACCGCCAGCCTCGCCGTCAAAGTCATGATCCAGCGCCACCACTTGTTTAGGTGTCAGCACCACCGCAGGCTCAGGCTTTTGCAATGACGCGCCGTTGTCCGGAAAAACCGTTAGGTTCTTCGCTTCCTCTATTTCTCGCGAGGAAAGGGGTTCAGCCTCAGCCACCCCTTCGCTATCAGGTCCGACAGCATCCCCGAAGACGACGGCCAAACCCTCCGCGTCACCATCGTCCGCATCGCCGCTCGCACCGCTCTGGACTTCATTGACGGGGTCAACATGAGCCTCCACAGATTCAACGGGACGCAGCTTGGCCGGTCGCCCCGGCTTGCGCTTTGCTTCGGTCATGCCTTAACCCTGCACTGAACGGGGATAAACAGTTCCTCTGCTTTCTCCGTCGCTTCGACGGCTTGCTCTGGCGTGATAACTCCGCGCCCTGCAAGAACCGCAATGGCTTGAATGCAGTCCTTAAAAATCACTATGTCCGTCATGTCAGCAGCCCTCTCAGCATCTTTGCAGCCAATACGTTCCCCGCAGCCTCTAGCCGGGCAATGGCAATGGCCAAAATCTCGCGGTTCATGCCGTCCTCGCGCACATTTCATCTAGGGTAACGCAACATTCCGCCAAAGTCACGCCGCCCAACTCGCGCGGCTGGAACGCTTTTTGCTGTATCGATCCCGGTCCTGCTGCACCACCTCACGATAGCTAACAGCGAGCATACGGCCCGCATCCGCCAAATGGCTTGACCAATCGTGGTAAGGCCGGTTTTCAAACACCTTGCGCTTATCGTCCCACTTTTTGCGGTAGTTCTTCAACGCCTCGACCAGGCCCGCGCATTTGGTCTGATCAAACCACAGCCGCGTGAACAGCGTCCGCAGCGCGTTGATGCCGTCCTCAATATCCAGCATGGGCGCAGTCGACAGCCTGCCCAGAATGTTCCGCATGACCTCCTCACGGCTCCGGCCCGTGGTCATCTCCCTCACCCGCACATCATGGGGGAACACATGATCGGCGTAGGTGTAGGGCCGACCGGCCACCTCGCTCGCAATCTGGGTTAGTGGCGTCTGCGTCCACTCTTGCGCCTCAATGACCCGGATTTCCTTGCCTAGCGTCTGGACGAACCAAACAGCCGTCGCGTCATCAAGCCCCAAGTCCCAAAACGTCGTAACGGGTAGGGCAGGATCATGAGGCACGTTGCCAACGCGGCGCTCTTCATAAGCCTTCTCAATCTCGCCACCGTAGTAAGACCCGACCACCGCGCTATCAAAGCTGCACTCAAACTCCGTGGCATATTGTTCTTTGGTCATCGTAGCGCGAGCGTCTGCCAGCTCGTCCGCGTCAACGATGCCCGTCTCGCTTGCCCTCATCCGGTCATAGAACCAGTCTGGCGAGCCTTTGGCGTGTTCGCATATCTCATAGAATGCGTTGCGGCCTTTCGGCGTCCCGATGAAGACGCACTGACCTTTCCGGTCTGCCAAAGCAGGACGCAGCACCTCAGGCCACGCCGCCGGGTTCATGTCCGCGTATTCGTCCAGAACCAGATAATCCAGATACAGGCCGCGCATCCGGTCATAGTTTTCAGCGCCGTAAAGCCTCAGCCGCGCTCCGTTCGGATAATCAATCCGCAGTTCGCTCTCATTGAACGTCACGCCTGGAATCGCCGCAGAGAACCGCTTGGCGTATTCCCATGCAACGTCTTTGGCTTGGACGAACGTGGGAGCGACATAGGCTCCACGCGGGTTAGGCTTGTCGCACCTCAGCAGCGCGTCGATCAGGTCCGCAATCGTGGCAACCGTCTTTCCTGCGCGGCGATGGCAGACCAATGCGGCCCACCTCTCCTTGCGCTTATGGAAAGGAACAAACTGGCTTCGCGGCTCGTATCCGAGACTAACGGTCGGCACGGGGAACGCCGGTCAGGACGGTCAGCGCCAAGTCACCGGAATGCTCTTGCTGCACCTTGTCGCCGTATCGCTTGCTGTCCATGCGAGCCAGCGCCCACTTGCGTGTATCCACTCTCAGGCGGGCTTTTGCGATTGCAGCGGGGTCAGCCTCAACGTCATCGCCAATCTCGAATATCTCTTCAAACATCGCTGTTGCCCGTTCTCTTTGGGCATTCGCGTAGTTTTCCGAAAAGCGCGGGTATTTCCCAAGCCACAGATAGACGCTGGACAGGCAAGGCATTGACGCAGAAGAGCAAATAGACCGCAGGCTTTCACCGGCAGTCATTCTGCCGCAAATATCGGCAGCTAGTTCTTCGCTGTAGTCCGTTGGCCTTCCGACCACGCGCTTACTTCTGACGCGGCTTGGCGTTGTCGCCTGGCATGGACTGGCCGTAGGTCTTGAGCGGGTTTGCGGGCGGCTTGATCGACATAAGCCGACCTTTGCTCGCGTTCGACGGCTTGGACTTCGTTCCCATAATGGGCGGCTCCGGTGGAGGTTTGCAGTCTGGTTTGCGTCTAGGCTTAAGCCGTAGCGGGGCCGTAGAGCGGGATGGATAATGCCTTAGAGGGCTTGGCGGGTCAAGGTGCGGGTCAAGGTGCGGGTCATGCGTCCCACCCAGCGTTCAGCCCCATGTGCGGGGTAAATGTGTATTTCTTGCCGTTTACCGGGTTCCACAGGCGGTAATCCACACCGACCTTGGCAACCACTTCCAAGGTCAAAAAGCCAACTTTGACCGTTTCACCGTCCGACCAATCTTGCTTGCGCTTCGGAGTTGCATACCCATTGTGCAGCCCGCCAAGAGCGGATCGTGATGCGCGGTATCCAACAAATCCAGCCATTTTGTGGCTCCTACCGGGTGCTGCTTGATTGCCGCGCCCCGTTGATTTGTTATCCTATATGGGCAGATGTTACGCAATAGGGAAAATGCAGGACGGACGAAAAAAGATTCCTGGCCCTATTTCAAGCCGTGCTGCAATGCCATGCGGATAGCTACAGCAGCAGGACCGCTTGGGCCGAGTTTGGCATAGTTCTGGGCGGTCTTGGGGGATACGCCTAGCCATCTGCCAGCGGCTTGTTGAGAGAGGCCGAGGGCGGAAAGGGCGGCGCGGTATTCAGCGGGAGGCATTTTTTAATGCCTAAGCTTTTTTGTGTTTGCCCGAGACAGTTCAAACCCGACCCACAAAAACGACCACCAACCCTTAGCGTATCGTGACAAAGACGGGGCAAGGCTGCGCCTTACAGCGCCGCGATGCCAGTTGACCAAAAAACTTCCGACCCGAATGGCGCTCATCGCACCACCTCCAACATGTCGCCCCAAACGGGACGGGCACGCGACTCGTCAAGGTAAACGTTGCCGGCCGCGTCAGCGCAAACGGGGGCGTAAAGGCCGCGACGGGCATCAACCAAGCCCAAAATCGACTCTGCAAAGTCGTGACCGTAAACCTCAACGGCTTCAGCACGAGCGGCGGCGGCGATTGCAAAACGTTGGGCCATTTGTCTGTTTCCGTTCGGCTAGTGCTTGATTGCCCTGCGCCGGTTCAACCTTGTCCCACATGGGCAGATGTTACGCAATACCCCTTGCGCATTTTGTGCGCTTTTTTATTCCGCCATCCATTCGCCAGACAGCGCCTTAAAATCAGGGCGGTCCTCGAACGGCTTTGCCCACATTGCAGGCTCAACCCAACATACTTTGTTGTTTGGGAACGCGCCTATCGACCCGTCCTCCAGCTCCATGATGTGCAGGTGCTTGTGTTGCTCGCTCATGTCAGCCAGTGACGAGCCGGTGAAATCAATTGAGAAGCGATACCTGGCACCGCGCCTATCTGGCAGAATCTGCGCCTTCATCCGCCGATGGAACTCAAACGCATGAACGCCAAACTCACTTGAGAAACAATCCCACGGCTGAACGTAGGTGTAGTCGATCTGGGCATTCGGTGCGCGAGGCTTATCGGGTATCTTCCAGCAAAACGCTTCAATGGGAGCCAGAAACCCTGCCCCGGCGCCATACTCAGTCAGGACGCATTGGAACTCTAGGCACTTGCCTTGCACCACTCTCAGGCCGTGGATGATGCACGGAAGATACTGCCCGTGCCCGTCCTCCAAATCGCGCGTGTATTCCTTACGGATGTAGCCGTGGAAAAAGCGGTCGCATGAGCCGATTATGAACATAATGCCTCTACTCGCTCAATGCGTTCCAGTTCACCCAATACGTCAGCCGCTATCTCTTTGGCTGTGCGGTGGGCTGTCTGGGCTTGGCGGGATGTTGTGCTAGGCAGCCTTCGGAATATCACCATTGCCAGCCTGTCTGCTTTTTCAAATCGGGTCATTCCGCGTGTCGTTTGGCGTCGCGGTTTTCGATCTCGCTTTGCAAAGCGCAAATGAAATCAGTCGCAGCATACATCAATCGCTCACCTAAAATGCCGGTCTTTTCGGGGTTTTTTCCGTCATCAAGCGACCATGCTCGACAAGCTGAATCCCATGCTTTTTCTTCATTCATTGGGCTGGTCGCTCCATTTTATGCCGTTCCGGTTGCCCCATTCAAACACTAACGAGAGCAAGCCGGTAAATTCCTCAACGCTTAGGCTGGACGATGACCGGCCTAATCCAACCATTCCGGTGCCGTCCAGGTTCGGGACCATGCGCGTTTCACGGTCCAAGGCGTCCATAAACAGCAGTTTGTAATCGTCCGGGGACAATTTGAGGCCGTGATAAGGTCGCTGCTTCGCAATGTCCCCGAGCGCGGCCCATAGGGCGCTGTTCTGGTCGATGGTTCGTGTCGGTCCATGAAAGACTACCTTAGAGCCTACGGTGACGCCCTGCGCCCACTTGCTGGCCTTGTCTCGGTCAGCTTGTGAACGCAGGGTAATGACGGCACGGTCAGACACGGCCTAGAACGGAATATCGTCGTCAAACCGAGCGCCGCGCTGTGGCGGCACCTCTCGCGCCGGGCCAGCGTCACGCTGCGTCGGAAACTTGACCGATCCTGCCAGCA